TTCTGATATGGATATGCTTAAGATGTTCCATGCATGCCCTCTCGGTGCTTATGAAATTCTCGGCCACTTCGACTGCACCGAGGAGTTCCTTTTTCATTATCTTTAATTCCATATTGATTTTTCCTTTCGTTAGTGCTATACTTTTATTGTTATACTTTTATAATCAGTCGATATTGCCAGTATCGGCTTTTTCTTTTATATCTTTAAAATCTATTTCGGCAATCAGGGTTCCGTCAGATGCCAGCCATACATCATAAATTTTAGTAACCTTTATTTTCCTGATTTCTCCGTCAACACCTCCTTCAATTTCCTTGATTTCTCCAACTCCTAGCCTGTTTTCCACAACTCTGAGTACGATAGCATTCATTCTGAAACTCATTTAAATCACCTCCTTTCCGTCTTTGTAAAGTTCATCGAGAATCATATAGTAATCCTCTTCTGTTTCGTAGTAAATTCCTTCAATTTCAGGCATTTTTACCACCTCCTTTCTTAATTATTCTAATACTCCTGCATATTCATCTAACATTGTATTAAGTTCTTCTTTTTTCACCTGAAAATCTGTAAAAAATGCTGAACTTTTTGTAAAATGTTTATTTTCTTTAGTATGCAAAAATCCATTTGGAATCAGTAATATGTAAGAGTTTTCTAATTTATCCTCTTTGTTTTTATTTTTTTCATTTTCTAAAAAAATCACATATAAATCTGCACTTCCGTTGCATCTTGCAGTCCAGTGTCTCGCTTTTGATTCCTTGCTTCTACGACTTCTATAGCACGAACTGAATTTTACATCTATTGTTATATTCTTATACATAAAATCATACTTTGGATTATTTACTTGCCAGTACTTGTTAGCATCCACTGCTGCAGGCACCAGTTTCTGAAAATATTCCTCTGCTTTTCCTCCAAGTCTTGCACTTTCACTTCCATATTTTATTTTATCCTGTATTTTTAATACACCACTTGATAACAGCTTTATATGTGCCACTAATGTAGGTAATCCACTTTCCTTTACTGCCTGATGGAAATTCCCGCATTCCTTGTATATTTCCACAATATCTTTTTTCATTTTTTCACCTCCAGTCTGTATCCATTTTTTTCCGCTGTTTCCAGCCATTCTTTAAAACTTAGAACCATTAAATTTTTCATATCCAACAAGTTTTTTAAATATGATTTTACAGGATAGAAGTATTTTCTTTCCATAATGAACTTGTTATTTTTATACAGAATATGTTTCATTTTTAGTCACTCTCCTTTTTTAATTTTGTGGACTTTATTCATCACTTTGATTACATTTAAACCTGTTTTTGTGAGTTCCGAGTTTTCGGAAATCAGTCTTCGTCTGTTCAGCATCAGCAGTTCCGCTTTTGATACGAGTAACAGATTATCAATGCTGAGGTTCAGTTTGTTACCGTCTGCAAATATCACGGAATGTTTCTCCGGAATAGGCCCGTTTACTTCTGCCCAAATAAGCTTATGCTTGTACTCCCACACGTCAGGCTCCGCTATTTTTGTTTTAATGTATCCGTCTGTGGTTATCGCATCCTCGCCGACTTTCATTTTATTGTGAGGAATTGCCCCTTTTCTGAACGTTGTTCTGTTACCTGTTCCAGGGAACTTCTTCCCTTTGTTGTGCGGGGTAATCCCCTTTTCAAATCGACCTGTTAACCCAGTCGAAATCCCGTGGTTCCTTAATGTTCCCTTGAGCTTTTTTGCATCTATCTGACGCTCAAACTTTTTGTTGAACATTTCCACAATTTCCTTATAATGCCTTCCGGGAGTTACTTCTTTTATGAAATCAAGCTCCTCTTTGCTGTACCTTTTTACTTTTTTACTCACTTGTTACCCCTCCAGCATCTTTGGGAGCTGTAAGTCTGCATTCAGCCCTTCTTCCTTAAGCTTTACTGCTCTCAGGACAGTATTGGCGTTGTCGATTATCGTCGACGCGATTTTCACAACCGCTTCTGACCTTGCTACTTCCACGTTCAGTTTCTCCTGGGTCATTTCCTCGTCGCCCAGTCTTTCCAGTTGTGCGAACAGGTGGTTGTTAAGGTCTTTTAATGTGTTCTGCATATCCTTCTTCCTCCTTTAATCCCATTTTGTTTCTTTGAAGTATACCCACGTCATGGCCACTAATGCTATCCATAAGCCGTGCACTACTACTTTAACAACTATGTCATCAGCAAATGATTTTGTCTGATTCAGTACTAATGCGACGATAAATGTTCCATACCATACGAGTGCTTTTTTAGTTTTCATTGTCATTTTCCATCTCTCCTTTTTTAATCATATCCGTTGCTATATTATTAGCTAACGAATGGATAAGACTTGTGACATCTTCTCCATCGACAATTATCACAGGGAAGTTGCCATATTTCATATAATGCTCCACAGCCTCCTCGGGTATGTGGTAATCCCATCCGCCTCTCGGTCTTGAGGGGGTAGGAGGTACTGTCTGTATTGCTGTTCCGAACTTATACCCTCCTCGCTGGAGTCCGATTCTTACCAGCTGTATTGATTTCTTAATGCGTTCAGAGCATTCTTTTACGGTTAGAGTATTGTTTTTCATATTTCCAAGGTCCTTTCGATTTCCATCCTTTCAGGGTATAATAATTCTGAAAGGAGGTGTTTTTGTTATGGATGTGCCGTATTCCGATATCCTGAGCAAGAAGAAATATAATCTTGCTAGTTGGATGTATGATCGTGTTGTAAATACCATCAATGATTTTGAAAAAGATATCAGAGATGACGAGCAGGCGAGTATAGTAATTTCGTCATTTGCAAACAATCCCATTTTAATCAATGATGTGAGCTACTGGAATCCTGACATCATAATTTTTGACGGTGTACTGGTTTCCGATGGTTCGACTGTTCAAGTGCTTCAGCACACATCCCAGTTAAATCTCTGTCTGATAGCTTCAAAACGTCGAGACCCTGAGAAGCCAAGACGTAAAATTGGATTTTCTGTTGACTCTCAAGAAGACTGATAATCCTGTCAAGTTTACTGTTCAGTAACCCCAACTGCTGAACGGTTTCTTTTTCACTTAGTGAAATAGTATTCAGGATTAAAGTTAAATCATCTCTTGTGAGCTTTTTGTCTTCTACGAGTCGGTTTAACTTTTTCTCATTTTCTGACGATCCAATTATTTTAAATCTACGCCATATATTTTCCATATCTTTAATCACCTCACTTTTTATATATTTTGTTTATTTTAACTAAACTTTAGAGGTAAAAAAATAAGATGATATATCAATTCTCTCTATTTCAAGAATTGTACAAACATTCTCTATTTCAGTTTGAGTGAAATCGACTTCATCGTTAAGTTTCTTACTCAGAGTAGCTTTTGAACAATTCAATTTCTCAGCTAAAACATACTCATTTTTTAACTTTTCTTTTATTCTACCTCTTAATAAAGAGTAATCTCTCATATCCCACCTCCAAATCAAGTTTATTTTAACTAAACATATGATACCACCATTTTTTTAACTTGTCAATACTTTTTTTTATTTTAAATAAACTTTTTTATTAAAAAGTTGATTTTTCTTAAACAATGGGGTATAATATATCAATAAAATCTAGGAAGGAAAATCTAAATATGGGAAACAAAGTTGATTGCCATATAAGAATTAAAGAGGCTATGGAATTGAGAAATTTGAATCAGTCAGATATAGTTGAAAGAACAAATATAAAAAAATCTGCACTGAGTCAATATATTAGTGGAAAAATAACTCCGAGACAAAACGCAATTGATGAATTATCAAAAGTTTTAAATGTATCAGAACCATGGTTGATGGGGTATGATGTTCCGATGAAAAGAACAGTTTTAAAAAAAGAAACTCAAAAATCAAAAACAGATGATGCTGTTCTCACACCAGAACAGGAAGCAGAGTTACAGTACATAATTGAACATAATATGCTATTCTTCAAGCGTAATAAGATGGATGAGGATGATGCTAAGAAACTGGCTGATATTTTAAGAGAGTTCTATATCGAAACATTAGAGCAGAAATAAAATTTTAACGGGAGAGAAGAAGATCAATGAAGAAAAAGGAAATTTTTGAACTTGCCAAAAAGCTCGCAACGGAATACCGCTCCGACCCGAAAAAATTGGCGAAAGAACTCGGAATTGTGGTGAAATATCGTTCTTTTAACAATCATTCAGGAAGCTGCATAAGAATGAATGGTAAGCAGCTAATAGTAATCAATAGCAAAATGTCCGAATTGAAACAGCTATTTGTTTTGGCACATGAAATTGCCCATCTTTTATTGCACCCTTACGAGGCTACCATCATAAGATATTTCAGTTTTTCTGAATCCAAAGTAGAATTTGAAGCTAATTATTTTGCAGTGGTATTTTTCAGTGAGTCAGAAATAGAATTTGAAGAAGATGAAGAAATAAAACAATTAGTCAATAACATTATATTATATTATAAAGGAGTGATTCAATGAAAAAAGTATTATTGTTTTTAATTCTATGTGTTGTATCTTTTGCAACGCTAACGCATAAAGAAGTTACAACAGGAGAGTACAAAGGGTTTAACAAGATATCGGGATTTACCGATAGCGATAAATTCGATGCTTATGTGAAAGTAGTTCGGAAAGGGAATATGGTATATAACGATATTAAAATTATCCCTAATTATAAAAAAGTGGATCTTAAAGAAAAACTTTCAATCAATTATAAAGGAAAAAATATAACCCATACGCGCAAGGAATGGTATGACTTAATAAGTAACACAGCAGCAGGAAATGAATTTGGTCTGTCTGTAATTGAAAGAAATTTCCCTGATTTATTTAAAGATTTTGAGGATAATAATATATTTGCTTATGAGTATGAAATAAATCGATATATAAGAGATGAACTCGAATTATCAGCCCCAAATGAGCCAGTATCAGAAATTAAGAAAAATGATAGTTTCTGTAATGACCCAAATATATCTGCAAAAGACAGAAAATTATGTAACGCGGTATCAGAACAAGAGCATTTGGAAAAAATGTCGGAACCTGTTAAGACAAAAAATAATGATAAAACGGATAAACTTGAAAAAGCAGCCAACTTTCTTTTAAAGATAATTCCGTTTTAAATCTAAATAAAAAGGCCCTGCGACCAACAGGACCTTGAAAATATGTGTGTGATATACACGGCATACTCTAACCAGTATTAAGTATATCACACAAACCTTTAAAATACAATACAAGGAGTGTGATTTTTTTTATGAGAAAACCGAACGGCTACGGAACAGTAGCAAAATTAAGCGGAAAAAGGAGAAGACCATTTGCAGTAAGGATTACCGCAGGATATACTGATGAAGGGAAACAGATATATAAGTACCTCGGATATTATGCTACAAGGAAAGAGGCAGAATATCAGCTTTCACTTTACAATGCGAATCCTTATGACATTAATCTGAAAAATCTAACTTTTAAGGATATCTATAAAAGATTTTATGATGTGAAGAAAAATACTGGAACAAGCGAAAAAAGACTGAAAGCATACGAATCGTTCTTTAAGAAACTTGTACCGCTTCACAATATTAAAATGATAGACATTAAAACTCCGCATCTGCAGACATTATTTGACACATTTACTGAATTTTCTCCGCTATATGTCCGTGAAATCAAGTCTTTTACAGGCTTTATTTACAAGTACGCGATGGAAATTGACGTACTTGACAAGGATTATACGAAGTTTCTTAAACTTAGAAAATTTAAGAAACAGAGAAAAAACAGTATATTTACTGCTGAAGAACAGCAGAAATTGTGGGATAACATTGAAACCATTCCGGGAACAGATATCCTATTAATATTAATCTACACAGGTTTCAGGGTAAACGAACTTCTATCTGTAAAAAAAGAAAAAATAGACCTGGAGAACTGGACTGTGACATCAGGATCTAAAACAGATGCAGGAAAGGAAAGAGTAGTTCCGATACATCACAGGATACAGCCCTTGATTATCAGATATATGCAGACAGATGGAGAGTATCTTATTCCGAACCACAACTTTAAATCTCATATGAACTATTCCAGTTTCAGAAGATATTTTTCCCAGATTCTTGAAAAACTGGAAATGGAACATACGATACATGACACAAGATACACATTCATTACATCTCTGAGAGAAGTGACTGACAACAACGCCGCTATTACAAGCATTGTCGGACACACTAATATACAGATGACGGATAAATATACTTTAACTAATATACAAAAAATGAGACAGGAAATAGACAAAATAAATTAATTTCCTGCCTCCTCAATGGAGTATTTTTTTTGTATATTCTGTGTATATTATAGGTTAAATTTTTGATGTTCTCACACAACATTTTAATTTTAATTTAACTAATCAAAATACATAGAATACAGTAAAATCAATGCTTTCAAATACTCCGCGATTAAAATATTAAACTGTAACCAGTCTTTACAATACACTTTGCTACTATTAATACACTTATATTTTTTTTCTGTATATTTGAATTTTTGTCATTTACAATACACTTTGCTACTATTAATACGAAAAAACAGCGACTTCGTTTCTACGTGAACGATTATTTACAATACACTTTGCTACTATTAATACAAAAAAGGAATTTCAAAAGTATTTCTTTGAAATTCATTTACAATACACTTTGCTACTATTAATACAAACTTAAAATATTGTTTTGAAGGCGAGCTCTAAAAATTTACAATACACTTTGCTACTATTAATACAATTATTAATAGTGTGTTACAAGCCTTATAAATACATTTACAATACACTTTGCTACTATTAATACCTCCTCGTAGTCCATATTTGACTTTCCTGTAATAACATTTACAATACACTTTGCTACTATTAATACGAAAATAGAATATTATGGAAAGCCAGTTTTACAAGATTTACAATACACTTTGCTACTATTAATACAATATA